ACTGACAATACGATGCAGCGGCAGCAACGGGAAACCTTGTAGCCACAATGCAGTTCACACAATCGAATCAGACAAGCGAATCACAGTGGTCACCCCTGAAGGTTGGCACCAGCTGCATCGGAGACCGCGATGCCCTGAATGCACCATCGACCACCACAAGGCAATGAAATCAGAACGCACTCGTAAAGGACCTTACTGGGTATGCCCGGAGTGCTTCCACATCGGACTCACGCACAAAATGTCGCACAGAAGAAACATACGAAAGGGGGAACGGGCGCACCCTATATGCCAAGATTTATGGGAAAAGGGTAGAGGTCCAGATGCTTTTGTCGGACCATTTGCAGACAGTAAAGATGTTGAAGATGCACTTGCGGCTACCAGCGCCGAGTATCTTTGGCTGCGTCGACAAACAAGAAATGCATGGTCATCGTTGGATAAGGCGGAAGAGAAAAGAGCCATTGAAGACATCGATAAAAGACGCTGGGCAGCGTGCGCAGAAGCACTCGCACAGTTGAAGCTGGACGAAGAAGCAAAGGAAGCATCCCAATGACAGAACAAATCCTCATCGACGCAGGACGAAGCCTTCGTGGTTGGAGCCGCATCGGACAGTACCTCAAGTGCCCGCAGTTGTTTGCGTACACCAACCGCATCGGTCTGTCTCTGATACCCACAGGTGCATTGCAGCGTGGTTCGTTGGGTCATGTCATCCAAGCACACCAGCACGCCATCTGGGGATGCCAGCAAGGAGGCGTCTGGGTGGACGATGTGTGGCACGAGGATGCCTCCGTCTTCCTTTCACCGGAGGAGGCAGGCGCAACGTGGTGCTCACAGAACCGGGAGAGAGAGCAGTACCTGGAGCCGATGATTCAAGTGTTCCGTCGCTACATGGCGAAGCACCCAGAGCCACCAGGACGCATCCTTGCTGTGGAGTACCCCATCACCGCTGTGCTTGGTAACAGCAGAGGGACGTGGGGCTTGTGGGTGGTAGACCCTACAGAGGTACCACGTTGCACACGCTCAACCACACAGACGCTGCGTGGGTTCCACGGCAACGTCATCACACCCACACCACTCAACAGTCCCGGTCACCTTGACCATGGCAAGCCTATCATGATGACGCGCCGACTCGACATGGCGATACAGGACAGAGCCAAGCGTGTGTGGATCTGGGACCACAAGCACCAGGCGATGGTGCAGCCCAACAAGTCGGTCGGGGCATACGCGATTGACGGTGGCTTCGCTGCATTTCGAATCATGGGCAAGCAAGTGTGGCCCGACGAGTTCGCTGGCCTCACCCTCAACCTGATTCAAACTCGCGACCCTTGGAGGGTTGCACGCCCCACGGTTCCACCCACTCCACATCGTGACGGTCACTTCGCGGAGATTCTTTGGCGGGCTGAACATGGGTTGGCACAACTCGATATGGAAACCACGCATTGGAAATGGCCCAAGGCTATGCATGAGACAACGTGCTATGGGCGCTACGGTGCCTGTCCTGCGACAAAACTCTGCTCCTTCGGCGAGTCTGCTGTCGAGGATGAAATGTTAAATCATGAAATTTGATTGACCGATACACCCCGAACTGACTACACTCTTTCTTGCTGACAAACTGACTGACAACAAAACCTGGAGAATACAATGCCTGACAATGGTACGGCTCTGCCGACCGTGATGATCACGGTGTATGGCAAACCCAAGAAGAAGAAAACAAGTGATGCGCTCGCTGCCTTTCCGACTGCCTTGTGCATCGGTGTGCCCAGTGCGCTCGCACTCGTCGCGGAGAACGAACTGGGGTTCACCCCCAGCATCCATCCGCAACCACCACAAACTCTTCCTGAGCTTGTGCAGTTGCTGGAATACCTGAGCGAATCAGATATGGCAGCGCAGTATGGCGCAGTGCTCATCGATGATGCATCGCACATCTGCCAACGCTCTATGCTGGATTGGCAAGAGAATGCGCCCACAGGACGCAGCGGTCGCAAGGACCGGTTCTACCCTTACCAAGAGCTGAACAAGCATCTGCTGAAGCTCGCAGGCATGTCCAGGCACCTCGGTGTGCATATGGTCATGACCTTCCACGAGCGCACCCCAGGCTCCAACGCCGATGGGTTCCACTGTCCTGGTGGACCGGATGTGCCATCGCGCAACCAGACACAGACCATTCCATCGTGGTGTGACGTGAACGTCCGCGCAATGATAGACTCGCGCTACCCGGACCCGTGGTTCCCCTCCACCTATTTCTGTGACCCAACCGACTCGGATTGGATTACGGGAGACCGAACCGGCGTGTGCGACAAGATGACACCTGGGAATCTCCGAGAGATTCTGCGGGCGTCTCGCTCAAACTACAGGCTCGACCGAATCGCTGGTCTTGAATGGCAAGACGATGTCGCTGAAGCAGTTGCACAGGCAATCGTAGGCGGGGTTGATCCTCGTGAAGCGGTTACCGCTGTGTCACGCCAAAACATTTTTCCTGAGAAAACTTCACCTCTTCACTTGCGCTGGGCTTGCCAGGATGGTATAGCAAGAGGAGTCTTGCGACTACGAAGTCAGAAGGACCTTTTCACGTTTTCATCCGACGAAATCAAATCGGATGTCCCGGCAGCAGGAGTTACCCTGCCGCCACCCCCACCATCAAACTAAATCAAACCTGGAGTAACGACGATTATGTCTACTTTTTTTATCCCTGGAGATGCAATCGCATCTGTCTCAGTCGGCGGAACAGCACCCGAAACCGGCTTCTTCTCTGCCCGCATCGAGAGTGTCGAAGCACACCCTTCCCGCACGCACTCTCGAAAAATCAAAGTCGCCTTCGACAACGGTTTTTCAATCCACGATTGGCTCACCACTCCCTACGATGCGCAAGGCAAGTTGCTTGCTCAATACAATGACAATGGTGAGTTGAGCAAACGCGGTCGCGGATGCCTCGCACAAATCAAGAAGGTCTTCTTGTCTGCTGGCTACGAAAACGCGCAGATGGCAGCACAAGGTGTGACTGATGATTGGCTCATCGGAAAGACCGTTCATCTTGAATGGCACTCAGCCAAAGACCTTGGCGCACAATACGGCGAGATTGCAGGCTACATCACGCCCAAGCAGTTCGAGTCGAACAAGGCAAACGACAAGGTGCCTGCGATTGCTGCTTCGACTGAAGCCAGCAACGTCGTGACGACCGCGCCATCCAATGGTGTGACCGCTGCACCGGCACCAAGTGCGGGGATGAAGCTTCCTCCTCCCCCTTCCGCACAAAACATCGTCAATTAATTTGAGGGTGGCGGGGTGGCTACGGTTTTCGGATGTCGTAGTCACCCCTTTTTATCGGAGAAATCATGGCAACCTATTCCAAAGTCAAACTGAGCGGCTCCACTGATGGGCGACCCATCGCTGTTGCAGCGATAGCAACCCCAGGTACAACCCTCCACACAGGTAGTGGCACAGCCACGACCTACGAGGAGATTTGGTTGTGGGCGAGCAACACGGCGAGAAACATCGACCAAACGCTGGTGCTCGAATGGGGTGGCACATCCGCAAGCGATCAGATGAGACTCGTCATCAAACCAAATGAGACTGTGCTGGTTGCGCCCGGCTGGTTGCTGAAAGGCAACGCTGGCACCGCTCTCATTATCAAGGCCTACACGACAACGGCCAGCAAACTAAACATTACCGGGTACGTCAACTCCATCGCAGCATGACGTATCGACCCAAAGACCATGGTGCGCTTTGTGATGAATGTCCCTTGGGACCCAAAGGCGCATTGCGGGATGACCTCCCGTATCGCCCAGTCGGTCCAGAGCTACACGAGAACGCGACCATCCTTGCAGTTGCGGAGTCGCCTGGACCCGATGAGGAACAGCATGGCCGACCCCTCGTAGGGCGCAGCGGTGGAGAATGGAACGCTGGGCTGTCGTCCGCTGGACGGACGCGCCCCGAAGTGGACCTCGCCAATGTCATCTGTTGTCGCCCACCTGGACAAGCCAGTGGTGCTTGGACGCGCATGACACGGAAGCTCGACGGCATCAACAAGAAGCGGACACGCGAAGGCGAGGAGCCATTGAGTCACCCTGCTACCTGTTGCCGCCCACGATTGCTCTCTGACGCAGCACAGTACGACAACATCATCACGTTGGGTAAGACTGCAACCGCTGCACTCACCAGCACCCATGGAAGCATCCTCTCTTCGCGGGGTGGACCGATGCGTGTCACCAGCGAGTGGACAGTCACACAGGACGAGTCCGAATGCGCAAGACGCCTGATGCCCATGATGCACCCTGCGTTCATTCTTCGTGCGCCAAGCTGGAGACATGTGTTCCAGTCGGACCTCGGTAAAGCGTTTCGGTGGTTCACCGATACCCTACGTTGGATTGAACCCACTGTATTGTGGCGACCAGACGCAGAAGCACTGCGGGATTGGCTGAGCCAAGCTGCACCCTTCTATGTGTACGACGTGGAGACCGATGGCATCGAGCCGATGTCGTGCGCAATGCGCTGCATCTCCATTGCAACCCCAGACATACGGGCAGATGGAAAGCCTGCACGCCCCGCAGACAAGGTGGTTGTACCCGCACGAGCGGTTGCAATCAGCTTCCTTTCGACGGATGGGACGACGCGTTTCCTTCCACTGCATGAAGAGATACAAATCAACCAGGTGTTGAAAGAGTTCTTCATCGACCCAGGCAAGATGAAAGTGGGTCACAACGCAGGGAGCTACGACCGTATGGTCATCGAGAACCACTTCGATGTCACCCCTGCACCATTGGTGGACACACTCTTCGGAGCACGCTTCCGCGCACCCGACCTCCCGAAAGGGTTGAAGACCGTTGGGTCTGTCATCTGTGATGTCGAGCGGTGGGAGACCACCGAGAAGGGAACGAAGATATCCACAGGTAGCCAAGACGACGATGAGCTGCTGCGCTACTGCATCATCGACACCGTGGTCAATGCGCGTATCACGCCTCCACTCATTGATGCATCCGTGCAACAAGGTGCGTTTCGCATCCTGCCCGACTGGGCGAAGCCCGTATCTTGGCCCACTACGAAGTCGTTCAACCTGTACGATGTGGACCATGCGACCCAAGACATGTGTGTGGGCCTGCACAAGAACGGCGTATGGATAGACCAGGAAGCTCGGTGGGCACTGGAAGTGGAGTTCACTGCATCGGTGAAGCGTAGAGAGAAGCGACTCAAGAAGTTGGCTGCGGATGATGGTGTCAACTTAAGCGTCAAGGCGGCGAGTCACGACGACGATGCGGATGCCGCTGACATCAACCCCGGTAGCTACGACCAGATTCGATACCTGCTGTACAGCAAGTGGAACCTGGGCATCCCGCCGCACATGGATGCGCGTGACTTCTACACGGAGTCGGGACTACCCGGCAGCGGAGACGTGGTGCTGCGGGGTCACCTGGCATCGGGTCTGCTCAATCCATTGCAGGAGGAGTTCATCAGGGAGCTTCGTCTGTATCGACGAGAGAAGAACAAGATTCTCGGTACCGTGCTCTCACGGATGCAGCCGCCCAGCCAACACAAGAAAGGTCTCGTGTGGCCCGATGGTAGGGTGCGTAGCAACTGGAACGCGCATGTCACCAGCGTAGGAAGGCTCAGTAGCTCGGGACCCAACCTTCAGAACATCGGCAATCGCAAAGGACAGGGGCGACTCAAGACCATCTTCGCTGCACCCACTGGGCGGATGTTGATTGGGGCTGACCTTGACCAAGCGCATCTTCGCATCATCGCAAACTACTGGAAGATTCCAATGCTCCTTGAAGCATTCGTTGAAGGTAAGGATCCTCACAACACATTGGCCCATGCGACCTTTGGGAAGGCGTTCGAGGACGCAACAGGCTGGGGAGTGGAAGGGTTTGATCTATCACGTAAGCCTACGGGTGGACGTGCCAAGAGTATGCGGGATGTAGCGAAGACACTACGATACGCAAGCATCTATGGTGCCAACCCCACAACAGTATGGCAGGTTATCACGTCCACGGAGACGGACGACGCGGAGCTTCCCTACTTGAAGATGAGCATCCGCGAAGTGCGGCATATGCATCAGACATGGTTGGAGACGGAACCCGAATGGGCAGAACAGTGGAAGCGAATGATGAAGCTGTACGAGCAGCGGGGGCACATTGACGAGCCAGTGTTTGGACGACGCAGCGGTTCCCTCTCCGATGGGAAGCTGAACGAGGTGGTGAACTATCCCATCCTCGCCGCTGAATCCTCTCTCATGCGCGTGGCTGAGCACCGTGTGATGGAAGCGTTTCCATTCGGATTCGCCGGTCCCGGCACTGGGATGATTCATCAATGTCACGACTCCATCACGGTGGAAGTACCAGAAGCGATGGCAGAGAAAGCCGCAA